GCCATTTTCCTGTCCGTCCGTTCTGGAATCTATATTCAGGATGCTCATGCAATCGCGCTGCATATACCTTGTTGTATCCGACTATCGCATCCTCGCCTATAGGTTCAACCTTCCCGCTATTTTGCAAAAGACCTGTATCATGAGGCACCTTTTCTGTTGATACCAGTAGTATATCACTCGCAATATCCATTACTGCCTTCCTTCTCTTTTCAGGGATCGATCTGCTGAGTAAATCAGAGAGACGCGACAGTAAATCACGATCGTCAACATCTACTTTTATGGCAACCATTTTTGTAGCTCAATACTTATGTGATGTGTTGTCCCTTCTTGTTTTATAGCCTTATTCACTGATATGACTTTGTAGTCTGTGCCATCATACGTCACTTTATCATCTATCGATATCGTCTGTGTAGCTGGTACCCACATCTTAGCATCTATGGTAAGTACAGCTCCATTGGGGAGCATTCTGCGCTTGGTGACCTGCTGAAAGCGACATGATATGGAGGAGGATGTAGTGAATGACGCACGCCCATAGCTATCGAATCCAGAATGATTGTATATGGTAGCGGTCTGGTTTAAGAGGCTTGCGAGTGTCATACTACGATTTGTCCCGACCTGCGTCTGAGAGAATTGAGTATTGTTTTCACTTTGGGAGCCATGAGGGAGTTAGGTGTCTTATTCTTGGAGTATGAGTAGTCGCCGATTGTCTCTGAGGTATATTCTGATGAGTTTGAGGTGAAATATGCAGAGCCCATCTGAACTATGTATTGGTACTGTGCGCAACAAGCACGCCTTAGAGCTTCAGGGATCAACTTGTACACGGTATTAGTGCGTGCATCGATCACTATATCTTGAATGCGTGGATATTTGCCCACCTGGACAATGCTATAGTAGCTTCCGACTATTGGTGCTGTTGACCATGCGCCATCGACCGTAACAGTAGTACTCGTGCTTGATGCAATCCGCTTGCGTTGTCCCGCACCAGTCCCGCCCACAATTTCTATCTCACAATTTTTGAAGTAATCTGCATAGTACGCAGTGCCATCTAGCGTGTCTAAAGACACCACAAGGGAGGATATCGCAGATATCATGCCTGTTACTGATCGCTCTATATATCTTTCAGTGAATCCTAGAAAGTCATCGATAGCCTGTTCAGATTGCTCTATCAGTGTATCCGTGATTGTAGACACGTCTACGCCCATGTACTCTGCAATCTCTGCTGAGGATACATATGCGCGCCTACTGGTGGGGTTTGTTGCGGTGATTGACATGGTTATTTTAGATTTTGCAAGAAAAGTTGTATGGCTCTAGCCTCACTCTCAAAATCTACATGAGTGATGAAATTATTATATACGCATTCACACATTTTTGTGTAGGTAGTGGGATCTGAGTAGTGTTGTATCTTGTTTGCTATCTCTATTGGGGAAAGATTGTCTATAGCTATGCACGTCTCGCCATCTCGCATAAGTATTGATCCTAGCTTGCCCTCATAGTATTGTTTTTTGACAATAAGAGGCTTGCCCATAGCTGCTGCATTGTGGATGATATGACCGTAGCCATCACCTCCGACCTTGGTGTGCCATATATACATCGAGTTACCTATGGTAGAGGCTACCTGTGTATTACCATGTGCGCATCCGTCTCTACATTGCCCTCCTAGGGCTGAAAATGACCATTCTGAGAGCAGTATCTCTACTTGCATGAATAGATTGAAGTCAGGCTGGAGATAGTCTGACACGCCAAAGCAATTGACAAGCGATGTGATACGCTTATTTGTGGTGGGTGTAGGCTTGAATAGCGAAAGGTCAAACTCTTGATGATATTGTAGATAGTTTGTACCTGATGGTATGGTAGGTATGATTGCTGAGGATAGTATATTTTTAGTAGTCGCGTCAGGCTCCCATGCGTTGCCTACTTGATAGATTAGCTTTGGCTTGCTGGGATGATCTTGACACAGTCTGCGAAACGGCTCTATATGCTGGGGTATCGATGCGATAACGGCACCTACATCCATCCCCATAAATCCCTCAAGGGTGATAGCTCTATTTGATTTGTCGCTATCAATGTCGTGGCATATGTACACCTGATCTTGCTGAGCTTGTACCTCGTTTAGCTTGCGTGAACCGTCAGGCGTCGCACCACCTATGCCTAGGTATTGTTGTACAGTAGCGGGATGGTCATAGATATGCCAGTAGCCTTTCGCGTGCCAGTCGATCCCTATTGGTCTATATACTTTATGTCCGAGTCTCTTTTCTAGTGTCAAAATAAAGCTATTTAAGAGTCCTGCATGGTGGAAGTCAGCGAAGATTATCATGATACGTCTGTTGCCAAGTTGTAAATGTTTTAGTCCAGACGGGGGATAGATTCATATTCTGTAGTGAGTCCTGTATATAGTCGTAAAACTCTTGCGGTTTATAGTTTGGCTGTCCTCCACGCTCTACTAGTGACATATTGCTTGATAATCCATTGAGATGATAACAGTTGTTTGCCACCTTGTAGATAGGTGTTATCTTGTCGTCAAGTTGTTTCTGTATTTGATAAAAGTGATCGTGTGCATTTGGGATGATACTAAATACCTTTTTGAGAGGCGCAAGCTCTGACCTATGTATCAGGATAAAGCAAGGATGCAGTCTCGTACCCTCATAATATCCCATTACTTTGTACCCATATGTAGCCGCCTCCTCGATTTCTTCAAAGAATGCGGGATAGTCTGTGATGATAAAATCTTGCTCGGTAAATAGTATCCACTCCGCGTTGTAACTGTGCAATAGACACATATTGGTTGCTACATTGCGCCAGTCCTCGCCAGGGAGGGTGGGGGGAGGTATCACAAACTGTACATGCAGATGAGAGAGCGACTGCTTAATATGCTCGGTATAGTTTTGAGGGCTATTAGTCTCGGTGATCGCGATAATCACCTCATTATATCTATCTCGGTTGAGCCCAAGCGACGTGCGCCATAGAGGGAAGTCACAATTATTGGGATAGCACATGATAATGTCTGGTTTTACCATAGTCCTAAATCTGAATATATCTGATGTAATCTCGTGATGTACTTTTTGCTGATTTGCATAGTGCCTAATAGCTTTTCGATTGCATCTTTATAGAGTTGCTTATACTCAAGTATTGAGTCTGATGATTGATCAAAAGTCACAAAGCGATCAAACCACATGATGCGCCGTGCGTACTCATTTCGCTCCATATCGGTAGTTATGAGATTGTCGTGTGTGCGGGGTGCCATAGTTGTGTTAAATCGGTGAGCGAGTGGGATGTTGTTGTGATCGGTCAAGAGTCCGTGTACGCCTGATGACAGTGATCCTATGTGTATCCAGGGTGAGAATCCATCAAATAGATACCTATTATTGGCATGGTGATCTAGGTCTGAGGGATGCGCGTGACATTGCGGTATGTATAAGATATCTGACTTGTCTACCATGTTGCGTAGCTGTAGGGAGGTATTTACAAACGTATCACTATAAATCACCTCATTCTGCACCAAGTGGTTATCTAGTGTAGGTATAACCTCTCCACGTTTCCACGCTTTAGCACCAAAGTTTAGATCAGTCTTTTTCAGTAGATCGGTGGCACAGAAAAACAAGTTAGGCCAGAAGTTACAGCCTTGATCTCCTTCTCCCTCGTAATTCAATCCCCACATCTGCTTTGCCTTTTCCGATATTTCAGGGTGGCATGAGTTGCGTTTAGATCCGACTATCTTTGCATCGCCTTTTTCAAGCGACTCGAAACACTTCGAAACTAGCCCATGTTTGAAAATAAAGCAGTCATCCTCGACGAGCATTACATGTTTGTCCGTGATTACGCCGAGTGCTGACTTTATCGCGTCTCCATGCTCTAGCTGGTGATTGTAGTAGAGTAGTGTAACCTTGGCATGGGCGATGAGCTTTTTTGCGTAGTCGAATACTGCCCTTTCTGTGGGTGAATTGATCACTATGTAGAGGTTGTCCACCTCATCCCCCCATACAGTATTAAAGCCATGCATCCAATAGCCTAGCATAAAGGGATCAAGCGGATGTGGCAAGATCACTCCTCTGCTCATTTTTGTGTTTCTGTGATTGCCTTTTTGATCACAATTTTTAGCATCCAGAATGACCCGAATGTGATGATGTTGAACGTGTAGTAGAGCAAGTTTTCGATAAATGGCATAAGTGTTGATAATTCACCATTGGTAGTCCGCTGGTGATGGTTTATAAAATCCTGTCAGTCCTCTAGGTGTGTGGAAGTGAAATGGTCTTAGTTTTCCCGTTGTTACAAGTTGTCGCATCTCCTCGGGGATCTTGCCATACGGCCAGGCAAAGCCATGCTCTGCATTGGGTATCTGATGCATATGATTATGTAGATCGTGAATGAATATATACCCGCCGTCATCAAGATTTAGGTAGAATTTGATCAACTCTGCAAATCGTGTTTGTGGCTCTGTGTCAAGCAATATTAGCTGGTACTTAGTGGTGGTGGTGAAGTTGGCTACATCACCCAAATGACAGCTCACGACTGTGTTCAAGCCCATTGTCTGTATTCTGCGCGACGCTACCTTGTGTATTTCTGGTAGAAATTCAATCGTTTCAAGGTGTCCTGTGTGATTGTGCAGTACAGCCATGCCCATATATGATGCTCCGATGCCATGATGCGTACCTGTCTCAAGTATGTTTTGAGGCTTTAGAAGTCGCGCAAGGGCGTATAAAAATTCACCTGTCTCACACTCGATACCTGCGTCGTTGAACGATGAGTAACCTGTGGTGGAGGTATAGGGGATGCTCCAGGAGCCCTCATTGTGTTGCACCAGGGTAGGATCGAGTTCAAGTAGTTTTTGCGTGATCATTTTTTGGTTACTGAGTTAATCTCGTACAAGCCTTGAAAGTCATCCACATGGAAAACAGTTTGTAGTGCATTTTTCTGATCTTCTTCCGCGCATACAGAACATATTCCTATAACCTGTATGGGTGTGGTGAGCTTTTTCTGCTTACCATACACCAGTCCATGATAGGAGCATAGATATTTGATTTGCTGGTTATTTATGAGATACATTTTGTGTGAGGAATTGTCTCCACTGTTCCGTTATCGGTTCAATACCAAAGAGCGATATAGCCTTCTGTCTCCCTCTTTCTCCTATGGTTTTAGCGAGTGTTGGATTTACTGCGAGTGTCTGAATCCTCTCTCTGAGGTATTGTACATCATCAGATATATAGCCGTTGTATCCGTTCTCGATCATGTCGGCGATTTCGTACATGTCGCCTGATATATTGAGCGAGTTTGCCAGTTTTGGACCAATGGCGACTACAGGGATACCAGTCATCATCGCCTCGATGAACGAGAGCGTATAGCATGCGGGCTGAGTGCCTGTATAGATAAATGCGCGCGATGTTCTGATGAGATCCTTCATGGCTTCATACGTGAGAAACCCGCCTGAGAGGTCTCCTGATGACTCGTTGCTCGTGCCGTAGAGCTTTACGTCAAGCCCTTGTGCTATTTTCTCGAACGTTGCATAGTTACAAAACTCCCCTCTGTGTTTCATGTTTTGTGAGATGCAAATAGCTTTACTACTGGTGCCTGTATAACCGTTAAACTCTGCGGGATCTTTGGTAAACCGTATCACCTTGGACTCTCCTGCATAGTTTGCCAGGTTACTTTCACGCGGGCTATATCTGACAATCTGCATTCCTTCTTGTACAAAACGTTGCATTCTGAGCTCGATCGCGGGGGTTGATTGACCGATGGTGCGCCATATGACGCGCTTGTGTTTCATATTTTCCCAGTTCACCTCGATCCATTCGGGTACATGCATCACGATTATCGTGTCAAAATTGTCTATAAATGATTTTGGAATGGCGAGCCTATCAGGTGCTTGTCTGAGTAGATCCTGATCAACTCGTCTAGTGAGTGGAGGTCTTATCGGATCAACAGGGCTTTGAGGCTGTATATAGCTCCCAAGCGAAAAGTATTCTATACCAAGCCGCTCTAGTATGGAGAGCTCATCATACTCGAGTATAGAGTGACAAGAGAGGTAGAGTATTCTCATTTTTCGCGAGGGATACATAACAAGTTAGGAAACTTAATCATTACTGCTTGATTCACCTCAAATTGTGTCAGCAGTGTAGCAAATGCTACTGCTGAATCACATTTCTCACATTCGTACAAAAACTTATCGCCCTTTTTTGTTTTATGTAGTTTGTTTACTAGTTTGAAGTTGTGCGTCATTCTTGTGGATGTAATGTTTTTTGAATTTCCTGTAAACGATGCATCATTATATCACCCACTTTGTGTAGTGAGAATTTGTCGATACAGGTAGAGTGTCCGCGCAGTCCCATATCACGCGCACTTTCTTTACCCGCCCGATACATGTCCCTCATGGCTTTTTTTAGCTCATCTTTGTCAATACGCGCCCAGTTTTGATCCTCTCCGTACCAGTTCTTATTCCTTGAGTTGTTTACTTTTTCCAGTGTGTATGGGATGAGTACAGAATCGGTGCCAGAAGTCAAATACTCATGGATACCACCTAGATTTGTCGATATGATGGGTTTAGCTGACAGCAGAGCCTCCATCTGTGGTATTCCCCATCCTTCACCTCTATGAGAGGATACAAAGCAATCGAACGTATGGTGAAAACGTTTCATTTGATTGCGACTTAGTAGATCATTGTATATGTAGAGTGGTGCGTAGTATTCTAGATTGAGGATTTTCTTTATCTTTTTTATTTCTGACAAGAGCTCATCTTTTTTTAGCTGTTGGAAGTTGTCAATATATGTTTTGATGACCATTGCCACTGAGTCCTCTGAGCTAAAAGTCTCCCAGTACGCCTCGAGGAGTGCTTGTGGGTTTTTACGCTCTGTCCACTCAAAGATTGAATAAAAAGAGAATACATCCCCTATAGGTGTTAAAAATGGCTGTGTAGTGACTGGTGCTGTGTCTATAGCTTCAGGGATGATATATATCGGCTTGGTGATCCCAGCCTTTCTCATGGCATCCTGATTGAATATTGAGCCTGTCCATACCTCATCACACATCTGTATGTATTTTGCAAAGTCATCAGGCACTTTGTCCGTCTCCCAGAATGCACGCGCTATGTGGTATTTCCCTGGCTCAAAGTATTTGGGGTATACGTTTGGTGTAGTGTGCAGTATTTTGATTTGATACCCTAGTTGGTTATTCTCTAACCTGGTACAGAGGTCTCCTATCTCACCAAAGTCTGATTTCTCGATTACATAGGAGGGTATTTCTGTAGTTACTTGTACACCTACAGCGTGCAGTGACGCTACATCGTGACGGGCGGCTTCTCCATAGCCGCTATAGTCACGACACATTCCGCAGTACTTTACCTTCATAGGCTTATGTAGTTTTCCACTTGTAGCATGGAGAGGGGGCGGTGGCAATCTGCACATATCTTATCAGTCGAGTCCAGCTCAATCTTGACTGCTTTGAATGCGATCCCTGTACAAGCGGGGCATGCATAGCGATACTTCAGTTCTGTACTTACTTCTGGGAGTATGACCTGGGTTGGGGGTTGTGTGGTTTTTTTCATGTTATTTTTAGCAAGGGCAAATTGTGGATAATGTTACGGTTGGCTGCAATGGGGGTTGCAATTGCTTGGGTAATTATACTGGACAATTTCTCTACCGTTTTTTCAATAGTCCATTGTTTCACAAACTCACTCGCTCTTATTCCCATTTCAGCCGTTTCCTTTTTATGTTCGTAGGCATAGCGCATTTTACGCATTAGATCGGGTATATCGCATACTACCATTTTGCCTACATCCTGATTTTTGTAACGTGAGTAAAGCGCGGGACAGGTATCAGTGGCTTGTACTTCAATCATACACGAGGGGTCAAAGTATTCGGTGATCCCATGCGCATTGGGGATTATGGCGGGTATGCCCGTAGCCATAGCTTCAAGTGGAGTTAGTCCAAACCCTTCCCCGCGCGAGGGGAATACAAAACAGTCTGACCTGGTGAGGAGGTTTTTCATCTGACCATCATTGTATTTTTCGGTTATGACCTCGATATTTGGGTATTGAGAGGGAATGATGGGGATCGGGGGAATGGGTTGTACGGTTTTTAGAATCAATCTAACAGGCTCAGTCTTGTCAAACTCCTTTGTGAAAGCTCGAAACAGCTCTAGGAATCCTTTGCGCGCATTAAATGCCTCGTAGTGCAGAAATATGAAGGGATCTGTGGGCTTTCTCACTCTCTCTAGTGGCTTGTATGTCTCTTGATCGTATCCTAGAGGTACTACCGTCGTCTCGATACCTTGGTTTTTGAAAATAGACTGACACCATTTTGAGGGTACAAGTACTTTGTCCGCTATCTGTAGATGATGTATCCAGTCTTCAGGGATCTTGTCCGACTCAAACATGGTGTAGATGATCCTGATTGGCGACTCGATAGATGAGACCGTGTATGGATTGTGATAGAGGAGTGCCACCTTCTGTGATTTAAAGAACGTCTGGGGATCGATACCCTTTTTCTCAAATTCTCTTTTTATAAGTTTGGATGAGTTGCCGTATCCATTTGATCCTTCACTTACTGTCGAGAAAAATATTGCCTTTGGGTTTAGTGTATCCCTTCCCATATTCATCGATTGCGCTGTAGACATGCGCTGTATGATGTGTGCGCATTCTTCTTCCTTGGATAGTGGTGACGCTCCGCTTTGGAGTAGAATGGCGATCTGTTCTTGGTTATCGGTTGAGACGATCCTCCCTGACAGGTTCTTGAGATACATTTTGATAGTATAACAAAAAACACAGCGGGTTTCCCCGCTGCGCTTAGAACTGCCTGATCGTTATCATCAGAAGCTCTCGACTTCAATCACGCGTCTCTGATCCAACACTGCTACTCCGAAAAGGAGGTCTAGTGTGAGTTGGTGTGCGCCGAGATCGGCGTTAAACCAAAACAAACTACGCATTGAAAGACCGACTGACTCGTCATTGATCACACTTGCTTTTCCACCAAAGCCCATAGGGGCTGGAAGTGGACGTGAGGCAAGTACGAACGCGTCTCTCGTATACGCTAAGTTATGGTAGGCAACTGGTGAACCAGTTACTTCGATAAGTTGGCTTTCTGAGATTTCGAGTCCGTAGGTCTTGACAATCTGTCCATCGTTTATCGCGGGGTTTACACCACGTGAATCTACGCGTACAAATTTATCAACTCCCAAGATGTCGTTAAACACTGTCGAATCAACGTACATATATCTCTGTTCGAGCTTAGGTACTTTTTGAGTCGTGAAGTATTTGCGGACTGCAAGGAGCGAAGTGTCAATGGTGGTCGCACTAGTGCGGTTCCATGTGTGTGTCGCGGTGATCTGAGGATGGAGAGCTGCGATTGCAGACTCAACTGACTCAGCCAAAGCGATTGCTCCGTCATTTGCATATTTGTCTTGAGTATCGACACTTTCGAGCACTTTGGTGACATCATCTATTGTAAAGGTGACTTCCTTGTGCTTATTGAGTGTAACGGATGTGGAAGTTGCGGTAGGATTCTGCTTGGTGAAATTCACGCCTGCAGTTTTATCATTTGCAACAACTGCACCTGTCTTTGCGACCTGGATGACTTCTCCAACCTTCGCGGTCGTGTACTCAGAATCACGCGCGACAGTCTTTGCGAGACTCAGATATGCTCCAAATCTTTGCAAGGTTTTCTGTGCGATGATCGTAGGTATAACGGCTGCGTTAGTTGTGTTATTCAATATGTTTTCTGGCATTTTAATTCACCTCCTCCTGTATGCTAAATTTATAGTTCTCCCTTGTGGGGATTCATTATCGAGCAGTTTCGAGGGGGAATGATGCGAGGTAGTAGTTAGCTCATGTCGTCTTCGATCAATCCGAGCTTCATGGCTACGGCGATATCCTTTTCATTCTCTTTGTAGAATTTTGCATCCTTCAATTGTGAATGTTTGAATCGCTTAGTCGTGGTTTGTGCTCCTGATGGATTTGAACCTGAACCTATGGTTACGTTACTTTTGCCGAACAGATATGTTTTGGCTTCAGCAAGGCTTTTTAGTGCCTCCTCGTATCCCGATACAGACTCATCATCTATCTTTATATTGGATCGATCAATTAGTTTCAAAACTGCTTCTACATCTACGGCTCCGAGCTTTTGGGCTTCTGCAATCAGCTTGTTATCGAGGCGGGATTGATTGAATTTTGTCTTCAACTCCTCAAGCTCTTTGGTGCGTAGCTCTGAAAGTTCTTTAAACTTCCCTTGCTCCACTAAAATTGCTTTTTCCGCATCTGCCTGTTTTGCTTCAAGCTCCTTAGCTTGTTTGGACCGTTCATTCAATTCCTTGAACCTGGGGTGCTTCCAAAGTCTGGGGTCATCGAAGACTTTCATAAAGTCCTCATCGCCTACCTTTGTAAAGTCCACTTGTGTAGCTGATGCAGTTCCTTTGTTTTCCGAGTTGGTCTCGTCCTGCTTGGCTTTTTCTTCTGGTGTCATAATTCTCTACGTTTTTTAGGTGGGTCGTTACACCGAGAATGATTAACACGAAGATTATACACCTCCTGGTGAGGATAGCAATGTTATTCGTATGCACTTAGCTTATCTGAGAGACCTGGTACTATGGTATTGATTGCATGACGACAATTAGGGTGAAACAAACCTCCATCTTGTGCCTCTTGTAACGTGCTGTAGCCTTCTGTGTCGCCAGATAGGGATAGTATCTCCCCCTCCCACTCTGAACATGCATCACATGATCCTCCATGCTCAGATACCTGCACTAGATCATATCCGTACTTCGCTACCTGATTTACCATTCCTCTATTTCTCGCCTCTACAGCCTTGGTTCTGATGACCATCTCGGCATATGTCTCAAGTGACCATTGCTTTCCTGATCTATCGGTGAGTGCTGATAGTCCGTCTGTCGCGAGGGTGGATATAACCTGCTTTTTGATCTCTTGCAGTGCGTCGCCACCTGTTATGCCTTTTGCGATGTTTTGTGTGATAGTATCGCGCACTGAAGCTCCGAGTAGTCTTTTAGCAGATCGGGATATGCCTGTGATTCCCTCAAGAATTGGTGCTTGCGAGGTGTCCACCAGTGATTGTATCGTCTCTGCATCTACCATTGCAAATCCCTTGGATACGGTCAAATCTGCGCCTATGTTTTTGAGTTGTGAGGTTGCTTGTGCGCTTCCCTGTGCGTAGTATTCGGGTATTGTTTTGGCTATATACTCAGTAGTTTTGCTACCTGTCTTTTGCAGTATGTTATCAATCTGCGCAAGAATGATTTTTCTGCGCTTGATTCCAAAGTCTGTGGCTGTTTTAATTTCTTGAAGGATTTGTTCATAGGATGAATTTAATGACTTAATGAAAGTCTGGAGACCTTTTTCGTCAATCGGTACTTGTTTAGGATATAACATGACATTTTATTTTTGAACATTGTCAACTATTGGGCTTTGTGGTGCTATTTTCATCTGTGGCATAGGTATTGAGCTCTCGTCTTTGATCTCTTGTACTGATTTGTCTGCTGTCTCTTGGGTAGATCCATATACGCGCATAATCGCATCTCTGGTGGAGGTAAGCGATGCATCAATAGCCTTGGCTTCCGTCTCGATCTGTTCTGATATGTCAATCGGGAGACCGTCCGCCCATTGTATTTCAGGCTTGGTAGGCTCTCCTGTGAACTTGATCCCTCCCACCGTCAAGTTGTGAGCCTTTGCCAGCTTCTCCGCACGGTAGATTAGGTTTTTGAGTTGCACATCAAAATATAGCTTTTTTCGTGCTACTTTCGCAAGTGTTCTGATGAGCTTGAGCTTGAGGGCGCGCCCTGAATCATTAGATCCTTGACCCATACCGAGCGAATCAGGGGATATCTCACCTGTCATATACACAAACTCCACTAGCTTTTCGATGTATTTGAATGCATTTTCAAGCGATGCGTCCCAGACGATATATTCTGGTCTAGCCGTTTCGCCGTCTTGCACCTCAATCACACCAATTGCCTTTTTGTTCACATTCCCCTTTTTGTCGAGAATGCCTGGTGGCACCATGAGGATAGGATCGCCGTGTTTGTCTAAGATATTATCAATCTGCGACATGCGATGGTTAATGGCGAAGAATAAACTGTCCATATCAGCATAATCAGATATTCCGAAAAGTGTGTTGCCTGTACGATAGTTGGGTATATGTAGTACTAAGCTCTCTGGTATTCCCGTCTCTACTTCAGGCTCCAAACCTATGACAGAGGTGTCTATGGTTGCAGATATTTTTCCGTTAAACAACTCATACAGTTTGTTTTCGATCTTGCCTGATGTATGGATTTCTTTTTGGAGGTAGGTTGTTGCATCTTTTGTGTACGTCCATGCCAATTCCTTCACCTCTGGATCTGCCTTCACATTTTGCTGATTGATTTCAGGGAAATAGATGATCGGGGTACTCATCTCAATAATCACTGTACTTTCGGTGTCTGATGCATTTCGTTTGCCTACACGCAATTTGAACACGATATCGCCGAGGGCTGAGCCTGAAAGTGCCGCCTCAAAGAGCTGTACATCCATGTTATTTTCGTGCCAGAGTGCATCAACGAACTCTTGATTTTCATCGTCTTTGATGGTGACAGTCTCTCCTGTCAGGAGGTCTGCGACGATGCGACTGATAAGACCTGCGAAGTTAACTTTGACATATCTGAGCATTTTGTATGCTTTGGTGTAGTCTTCTGAGTCAATTTTGATGTTGAAAGCTGTATAGTGATCGCCGTCCAATAGACGCTGATAGTACTCATATTGTCGAATTCTGTCCACGCTATCGATGGGTGGAAATGAAAGAGGAGAAGGTTTATTTTGATCCATATTTGATAATTTTATCACTATAGATAATTTTTTGTGTAGACTTTCGCTTTGGATCTGAAGGCGCGTATCATCTGCACAGCGATCATATATGCAAACAATGCATCGTCTGTTTTGCCTGTCGCATGCTCCCTTTTGCCTTTTGTATTGCGTATGAACGTCTTCATCTCTGCAATCACTTTAGCTGATCGTATGGTGGTGGTTGACTCCTCAAAGCGTATGAGGAAGTCGTCGATGAGTAAATCACGGGTTATGCTGTTGGTATTCCATCCGAGGGTTTTTGTGCGGGCTTGGGTCTTTTGATCTACCTTGCTCTCATAGTGGTAGCGGGTGTATATTTTGCTGAGGAATAGCACGCATGCGATCATATTATTTTCGATTCCGATATATGCCTCGTTGTACAAATAGCCGAGGGTTGCAGCTACCTGTGCGAGCTCATCTGGGCGTACATTGCCCACAAACTCCGCTACTTGCTCTGCATTGTCTTTGCGGAGGACAGTCAGCACACCATTATCCCCGCCGACACCATCTGAGGGATCTCCCCCGATGACATACTCTACATCAGGTTGAGATAGTTGCCAGAACTTGACGCCAAGTGCATTGAGGGCTTTGACACGCTCTATATTTTCGATTGTCTCTGGAAGGAAGTCTGTGGATGAGCCTGGGGGGGTGATTGCCTCTATGGCTTGTGGGGCTGTCATTGGCGGTGTCAGAACTACTGCATCAATCTTTTCATGATTGAAAACAGCACCTACGCCCGATTGAAAAGCCTCTGCAATGCTTGAGGGATATTCTTGTTTGAACAACTGATCACCTGTGAGACCGATACCCTCCTGGGAGGTCATCAAATCTTTCATTTTCCACCTACGCCAGAGGAGCTGACCATCAGTCACTCCAAGTGTCTTCAGGTGTATTTCTGTAGTTGTTGGCTCTGAAAGTGTTCCATCTAGGGAGTATTGTTTTTCGAGGTACCACGGGTAAAAATATGATTTGTACTCATACTCTGAGGGCGATGGGTTATCGTGCGCCCGCATGTAGGTGTCATAAAACTCGTTAAATCCATTTCCTGTTGTCTCCTCACTGATTGAACCTGTGATGGGGACTGCCTGCTTAGATCCTGCAATGAGCTCTTGTCTATTCTCGATGTACGCGCTCTCGGTGATATGTAGACGCTGTACGGTGCCTGATCTGAGCTTTAGAGCTACATAGATACCCGAATCAAGGGGAGCACCTGTATACATGGTAGTGAATTGAAGCGCGCGGATGGTGTCTGTTTTAGTCTGAGGACGCAACATTTCAGGGAGGTTGTTGTGCGCGCGTTTGATGATCTCAAATATCTTGTCTAAAGATTCTCGTTCATGTCCAATCATAGCGCATGTAGTACCTGGTACCCATAATGCCTCATCTAGTAGATCGATACAATACAGCGTGGTAAATCCAAATTGTCTAGCTTTGAGGATCAGATTGTATCTGTGGGACGACCTCTCCACTAGGTGTTGAAGTTGTACCCTGTTCGGATGAAACGTCACTAGTTGCCCTTGCTTGTTCTTGATCTTGTACAGGTTGTTCATCCTCCACCATTTGTTTTTGAGCCGATTGGGCAAGTTCTGCATAGTTTGATTGTTCTATTGTATCAAGATCACTCTCATCGACGGTTTGGATGGTGGTGTGTTGGGTAGGCATTCCATCCATTCTGTTTGTTATCTCTTTGATCGCTTGTATATCTCCACCCATTGCCATCTTCGCTAATTTTTTGGTGATAATTTTCTTTATTTTCTCTCTTTTCCCTTCTGATGCATTCGCCATTTCTTCCTCCATTGCTTCGTCCAATAGACTCGCCCAAGTCCACTCCCTTTTCGGTCGTCCTGATGGATTGGGACTTTTATCTCCTTTTTTCCACATTCGGACTGGTGCTTTGTTTCCCATTTTTGTGTTTAATTTGTATTAATTTTAGTTATTTAAGCTCGTTTCTTCTGATATTTCGACGGTAACTTTATACACACAATCGTCAGGAAGTTGCACGACTTGGAGCACCTGCTGCTTTTGGTATTCTCCCGTCTCGAATGTTATCATGTTTGCATTGTCTGATGATCTAGTGCGGAAGTGTTTCTTGTCGGCATAAAAAGTCACGCGTGTAGGTGATGTGATTACATCTGACATAGTGCGCATAGTATAGCATGTGGTATGATAGCGCTACCCCTGCTAGTACTCTGCATGTCAGATCGCTTCGCGGGGATTTTTTTTTCGTATGAAATTCTGTGCTTTGTGCAAAAAACAGTACGGTCCGCTGCGTCCTCATGATCCTCAATCGGTGCAGGCGCACAAGCGATCTCAATACTGCTCTGCTGCGTGCTCGCGTGCTTCCTATAGATCTACACTAGGTAGGCTGTCCTGGCGCTCTAAAGTAGCAGGATGAGGATACACTTGACATAT